TTGAAGACATGTCATCTTCATCAAGGAAAGCTTTACCATCTAAAATGTTTAACTCTGCTGCAGTAGATGTAACTCCATCAAGAATGTTTAACTCTGCTGTAGTTGCTGTAACACCATCAAGGATATTAAGTTCTGCAACTGTTGAAGTAATACCATCAAGAGCATTTATCTCTGCTGCTGTAGCTGTAACACCGTCTAAGATGTTTAGTTCTGCTGTTGTACTTGTAACTCCATCAAGAATATTAAGCTCTGCAGCAGTTGAGGTAACTCCATCAAGGATATTAAGTTCGGCTGCTGTTGATGTTACTCCATCTAATATATTTAGTTCAGCAGCAGTTGCTGTAATTGCAGTACCATTAAAGTTAATACCATCTAAGTATGCAATACCATCAACATATAAGTCTTTCCATTCCTGTGAAGAACTACCTAGGTCATAAGTATTATCATCATCTGGAATAATGTTTGAGTCTACGTCAGCTCCAAAGACTACGTTGTCAGTAGCTGCATCACCCATAGTAATTGTACCACCATTAAATGTAGTAGTACCTGTTACTGTTAAATTACCACCTATTCCTAAGTTACCAGATATATCAGCATTACCATTTATATCTACAGTTGTTGCTGCTATTTGTATTTCTGTATCAGCTACTAAGTCTAATTGTCCATCAGTACTAGAATTGATGTATATAGCTGTATCTCTAAATTGTATTTTTTCTGTTGTTGCAATTAATAAGTCATCAGAGAACTCAAAGTAATCTTCATCTTCTTTCCATGTCAATACTCCATCATTAGATGCAGCATTAAAGGTAATAGCAATATCACTTTCAGCATTTGTACCAAAAGTTAAAGTATTACTAAATAATGTAGATATAGGACCACCATCACCAGTTGTACTACCATCATGGGTATGTCCTGAACTTACGTTAAAAGCATTTACTAATTGATTATATTCATTATTAAAAAGTGCAGCAGTAATGGTATCGCCATCACTAAATGAACTTTGTCTAGTATATCCTGCCATCTTTTATATCTCCTATTGTCTTCCTGAAGGTCTATATGTTATATATAGTCCATTAATTGCATATGGTGCATTTGTATCTGCACTAAAAATTTTAAAAAAGTTACTGTGTCCACTACCTGATAAACTTTGTCTTACTAAAGGTTGCTCAGATGCTCCAAATTTTTGTGAGTTAAATAAAGCTACACCAAAAATAGCTGGTTCTGGTATTTCTGTTAAAACTATGTCAGTAGGTTGTGGAGTATCTAAACTGTCATAGTCAAATCTAACTCTAAGTGTTGGCTGTGCATCACCTTCTGGAGTAAAGGCAATCTTTGCATAATCCAAAGTTTTTAATGTACCTAAATCTCCATAATCAAAATCTGGTGATTGGTACTCTGCTTCTACATTTGTAGATGTTCCTGCTGGATTAAATGCATTACCTGTATCGTGATTATAAACATAACCATCTCTATCACCGTGATAAAATTGTTCTACTCCATCACTATCAAATCCTGATGTAATAGCTGGAGCTTGTATGCCTAATGTTTCTGACCATTCAAAACCATTAGGTCTTAATGTTCCTATAATTCCTTTTGATGTTGCTGCAGTATCTGTTGATGTACTATAAAACATTCTGTATTGTGATTTATCTCTAATAACAACACTACTAAACTGTAATGTGCTTTTAGCTGCTACAACATCATTTATAATTGGCTGTATAGCTTGACTTATAGTTCCTAACTCAACGTCACCAATTCTTGCTGTACCTGCAACTGTTCTAAAACCGTCTGGTGCTAAGAATACTAAGTCACCAGCAATCTCTTGAATAGTTTGTCCATCAACACAACCTACGTTTTTAGTAACTGGTACGACTGCTATTGTACTAGAATTATTTATATTTTGCAACTTAAATATTGAGTTTTGACAAAATATAAATAGTTCGTTACGGAAACTTTTTAGTCCAACTACTTTATCTTCTAGTGTTATACTACCTGAACCTGTACCACTAAAACTATCTATGTCACCAGTAGCACTATAATATATAGTATTAGGTGTGCTAGGGTCTCCAGATACAACTAAGTGATTATCATGGAT